ATTGTTATTTATTAATCTCTAAATAAGAAGAAGTTGTTTGCACCTAAAGTACATACAGCTCTTTCAGATAAGAAATTAACAGTCATTGCATCTAAAGAAGATGTTCTTGCTCCACCAGCTGAACCAGTGATCCAAGTTTTGTAACGTCTATCTTCAGTTTCAGAAGCTCTGTATCTTACATGTAAGAATGGTCTCTTAGCGTTCTTACCTAAGATTTGGTCATATACAGTAGTTGAACCAGCTGGAACCATAAGTCCATTGATTGCTCCTCCTGTTAAACCACCTCTCATTGTAGGATCGTTTAAGTATTTCCAGTCAGACTTGTAGAAGTCATAACCTCTACGGAATCCTGTGAAACCTAAGTTTAAAGCCATTTCTTCGTCATTATCAAATAAACCGTATGAAGTTCCTCCAGCTCCGTAAGAGTTTTGAGCAGCTAACATATCGTCAATATCAAATGAGAATTGTCTGTTACAGAAAATAACATTTTCTTCAATAGCACCTTGCTTATCTAATCTCTGGATAACACTGTCAAATCCTGCAAGAGCAACTGGGTTACCTCCATTCCAAACATTTCCTCTGTTATTAACTACAAAGAAAATTCCTTCAGAACCTTTGTTACCCATACCTCCTGCTGCACCTAAAGCAATTGCTGCTGCACCAGAACCTGCTGCTGCTGGAACCGCTTCAACCATTGCAGTCTCAAGATAGTCTTCAAAACGAAGTCTTGTTTCGTGCTCAGATTTTAAGTACCATAGGTATCCTGTACCTCCGTTTTCTGTTTGAATCTCAACCCATCCAATTTGTGCCATGTCAGAACCGCTTACTTCGTAAGTGTCTTTGATGATGATTGGAGAATTTTGGAAAATAAGGTCTTGAGCTTCTATTGATCCAGCCATACCTAAAGTTCCTTTTTGAAATTCAGAACCGTAAATAAAGATAGTACAATTAGCTGCTGCTAACATAGTTTTTCCTCCTGCCTCATAGTAAGCTACTGTTACTGCTCCATTTGCTGCATTTACTGCAGTTACAATTGCTTTGTTACTTAATACAGATCCTGCAGTCTCATCAGAGATCATAAGAGTCTGTCCAACTCTAATAGCTGAAAATCCATTTGCTGGAGCACTTGATGCTGGAGCAGGTGGGTTTTGTTGTGCTACTGGGATAGTCCATGTGTCAACAGCAACTCCAGGTGCTGCTGCAGATGTTGCTCCTGTGTATTTAGTATGTAACCTTCCTTGTTCAGCCCATTTAATAAGGTCTGAGTTTGAAGGCATTTCAGCGCCTACCATTCTTAAGAATGATGCTACTGTTCTATTACCATAACGCTCAAATTCTTTCTCGTATGTATCTGGAAGATACTGATTAAGAAAATCAAAGTTAGTGATGTAGTTTGTTGCTAAGGCTACTTGCTGGCCACTTGGCTGCAAGTCAAAGCCTGGGGGTGTAATTACTGGCATTTTGTTTCTTTTTTATTAATTTATAATTTTTTTGCACTTCTAATTTTGAGTCCACTTCCACTGCCTGTATCGCTTACAGCTCTAATCTTCAATCCATCTTTACTAAAATTCTGTGGGGTTGGACGCATATCCATATTAATGTTTTTTGATTTTTTAGAAACATTTTCTACAGTTTGTGTCATACCCTGATTATAAAAGAATTCAGCAAATTTGTCAAGATTCATAGCTACTGACATTGCTCTATGATAACCTTTAGCGTCATTCATCAGTCCCGATTCCTTATCCATGAATTTATCCACGAAATTGTTTACGTTAGACTGTTTACTTTTCAGCTCCTCGTTATCACCAGGTTTAAAGACCATACTTTTATCTCCGATATTGAACTCAAAACCTTTGAACTCATCGTTAAAGACCTCATCAGTCTTATCTAAAAAGTAATCATACCTTTTCTTCTGTGCTTCTTTTGCAGTAGTAGATTCCTCTACATAACTTTTATAGCTATTAAAATTCTCAAGTTGATCTGCAGATAATCCATCCCCACTTGACTCAAGAGGAATGTTATATTTATCTTTCTGTTCATTTAAAAACTTTTTAGCCTTTACAAGTTCTCTTTTTTTAGCTAACTGACTTTTCTTAATATCTTTAGGATCATCTAAGTCTTCATCATACGAAAACTTATCCTCAATAATATCTTGAATATCTATTGCATCTAATCCTTCTTCTGTAGATGAATAATACTCAGTTAGTATTTGATCGCCATCCATATCAGTGTAATCTTTTTGTAATCTTACAAAGTCTTGAATACTACGACCAGTTTCTTTTTTGTACTTAAAATACGCTGATACATCTTCAGGTAATTCTTCATTTGATTCTTTCGTTTCAAACAATTGATCTACCGATTCGATATCTTTATCGTATCTATTTTTAATATATGAAAGAACGTCTGCGTCATTTAACTCTGGCGCTGAAGTTTTTTCTGTAGGTATTTCTACCTTATCTATTTTTTCTTCTTCACTTACTGGATCAAACTTCTCTTCATGCTCCTTAAGTAATTGCTCTTCTACTTCTACTTTGGATTTTTCAATCCCACTAACGTCCTTGACGATAAATTTTTCTTGGTTTTCCATTTTATTTAATTTAATTTGTGCAAAGTTAATACTAATTTAATTCTTTTTTTAAGCTATCTTGGATCAAATTCAGATAAATCAAAACCATCTAAGCTATCTTCATTAGACTCAAAATTTATAGGCGTTCCTCCTGTTTTTCTTTGTTGAATCATTTTAGATTGTTGAGTTCCAGCTTGACTTATACGTTCAGCTTTTGCATCTTCTCTTTTATTTTCTCTTACATCAACTTGTTGTTCTTCCATTCCTCTTAACTGCATATTCATGTTAAACTCAACTTGCATTAATTGGCGCTTAAGATCTGCTTCATTTTTTTGTTTCTCAATTTCAAATGCTATCTCTGCCTGCTTAATTTGTATTTTAGCTTGTAGTTCAGCTTGAGTTTGTTGCATTTTAGCTTGAGCAGCTTGTTGTTGAAGTTGTTGTTGTTGCTGTCCTTGCATAGCTTGTTTCTGTTGTTCTTGCTGTTGAACTTCTGCTGCTCTTTGTTTTCTTTTTACTTTTAAAAGTTGATTAGCCATTTTTAAATTATTAATAGTTCTAATATCAATAGCATCTTCTAAATCAATTCCACCTTGTTGTAAAGACATTTGTATATTAGCTTCTAACTGAGACTTTTCTTCTTCATCTGGACTCATTTCAATAAATATACCAAAGTCATGAAGATAAAGATTTTTTATCTCTTCTAATATTGATAAATTATATTTACCAATTTGCATAGCAAATTCATCTCTATTTTCAGCATACTCTAATACATCAGCAGTTCTTATAGATAAACATTCTGCTAAAGTTTTAGTTATGTAAAGACTTGATTGTAAAATATGTCGTGTAGCTACATTAGAATTTAAAGCTGCCAATTTCTGAACCCCAACTAAAGAATTAGGATCTGGCATACTTGCATCTCTTGCTTCATTAAGTCCAGTAACTTGTCTTAACATTCCTAAATAATGATTATAGTTCCCAATAAGCATTTGCATTTTACTTTGTCCACTGTTTGAAGTAAGTTGAGTAATTGGAACTTTAGCATTATTAAATTCTCCATCTTGAGTATAACTTCTACCAATAACGGAACCTGTTTGGAAATATAATCGTAATGCATCTTCAGGATTATAAGCCTGGCCAGTACCTAAGTCTATTTCACTTAATCCATCTGCATCTATAAACACACCATCTGGAACTACTTTAGCTACAACTTGTTGTATTTTTAAATGGCTTATTTGTATTAAATCAGCAAAAGGAATCATTCTTCTAACTAAAGATTCTAAATTTCCCTTATACATTCTTGGAGCACATGCCACATAATTAGGCATAGCATATTGGTTAGCAGAATTAGGTCTAACCATATTCTCCATCATTTTCCATTCCAGCATAATGTTTGTTCCCATAACCATAACACCCTCATACCAAACATCAATTCTTTTTTCTACTCTTTCAAAATTACCCTCATCCATCATTTCTTGTGGAGGATTAAATTCATCATCTTTCTCTACAGTCTTAAAGTTGCCTTCAGCCATTTTCTTTTTCTTGTACACAAAACTGTTAGTACTTTTGTAATTAAAATATAATAAAGTACAAGTATCTCTTGAGAACATACTGTTGTTATACATTGCTTGACTGTTATAGTAATCATACCAAGACTGACTATACTTGGATATTTCTTCCATTTGTTCAAGAGTAATAGTTGGATCAATTTTAACAACTTCACCAATCGGAACTGTTTTTATTTCTCCCCAGTAAAAAGTATCTTTAAAATACGGATCTTCTGTGTAGCTATAAACAACATTAGCGGGATCTACATACTCAACCTTTATACCATCTCCTTTTTGAAAAGTATGTTTAGCTATACCTACACCTAAAGTAGTAATATCAAGATCAATTCTTTTTCTTGTATCAGCATAATGATTTTCATTAAACATGGTATTAATAGCTATTTCATTTGCTATCTCAATCCCTGGTTTATAATTAAGCTGCATATATAATTCCATTTCAGCATCACTTGTTGGTAGTGTTTTAGGATCTACTTGAAACACTTCCATCTGAAAGTCTTTTTCTATTTGTTTAAATAAGTCTTGAGCTACAACATTAGTCTGAACCATTTTCTGAAATTCATTTCTTTTTTCAGCTGACATTGCATCCATAGCAGTGCAATTAACTTTAAATAATCTATCTGACATCCCGTTAACTACTATATCTACAAACTTAGGAATAATTGGAACTGGTGTCCAATCTAAATTTAAATAAGACAAATCACCATCTACTGCTAATTCATTTTTGTATTTAGATACAGACTGTTCTCCACGTGCATACAGCCTTAATCTATGAAATTCTCCCCACTGATCATAAAACCTACAACCACTTCCTTCCTTTCTAAACCACTCATATTGTATGGCTTGACCTACTATTAATCCGAATTCAACTTTAGCTTTTTCTTTGTCAGGAGCAAATTGATCAGGGAAAGCAGTTGACCTTATATTTATTGTAACGTCTTTCATGTAATTATTTGACTTGTATTGCTTGAATTATTATATCTCGCAAAGTTAATACTTATTTTTGATTTTTCTTTAGAGGGTGTATATAAGTGCTTCTGATTAGCCATAATAGCTAACCCCGAACTAATAGCAGCATCAAACTTAGTTCTATTGCTTATATCAAACTTAGCCCAATCTTCTAAAGTCTTTCCAAAATACATCACTCCCATGTCTCCTGGCTCACGATTATCTCCATTAAAATCTATACCTATATATTTTTCTATATACGATTCAATAGCTGATGCGTGTGATTGTTTAACATCTTCAGAAGTGTTAGGAATACCTCCTAATTCCTTTTCTGTTTTAGATAATTTAGTGTATACTTTATCTGGTCGATTTAATGAATAACCTCTGTATCCTCTATTTTTAAAATGATAAAGTAATCGAGGTTTATTATTTTCACAAAGTATTGGCATTCCATAAAATATACACGCCATTAATACTTCTTCAAAAAATATTTCAGCAGTCTGAGGTCGAGCTATATACTCTAAAAAAAAATGATTAACTGGAGCTTGATCCATACTAAATTTAGTAAGACCATGTAATGATCCATTAGATCCTTTACCAACAACAACTCCAGATATATCATAAGAGTCACAACCGAATGAACCGATATGCTCATTACCTGGCTTCTTTTTTCCTCTTTCCATTATTACCTTATTATCCATTCCAGGAGGAGGAGTCCAACTTACTAAAAATCTTCCATGTTTGTTTGGCGACCATATTACTTTGCTATCTTTTATTCCGTTTTCCCAAGAAAAAGATCCTCTTGTAATATGATGATCTATTATTAAAGAATCATTATAATCTACTTGTTGATATATTTTTGTTAAATTAAATATAGACTGTTTACTTTCATCTCTAAACGCATGAGACTCAGTACGAGGAAATTGCCTGTAAAATTCATTTAACGCATCAGGATCTTGAGATAAAGAAGCTACTTCATTTTCCCAATAATCTATAGCCCCTATACTAATTAATTCTCCATCTATTCCCATGACAGGAGCTTTTGGAGTTTTAAATATAGGCATTCCATATCTGTCAATATATCCTTCAAAATTCCATTCCATAGGAACAAATAAACAATACAATCCACTTTTTGTTTGTCCGTTAGCATTTCTTTTAGAAGGAAGTGAATCGTCAAAAAGAGATTTAAAATTTCTACCTCCTTTATCTAAAGCATTTGATGTTGATCCCATCATACATTTACCAATAACCTTACTACCTAATCGTAAGCATGTTTTAGTTACACGCCAGTTATTCAATATGTTATCTGGTCTTTCCCATTTACCACTTTCATCATGTAATAGTAACTGTAATTTTTCACCATCATAACTATTATCACCAGTGTTTTTCCAGTCAATAGTTGTATCTAATCCCTCCAGTTCATCATCAGCGAGATTAAACATATTCTTTTTTGTAATTTTAGATGCAGGAACTCTATATGCTAATTCAGTTTTAGGTTTATCCATACCATCTTGTATGGGTTTAAAAAAGAATGGATAATTCTTTGATATAGGGACAACTTTATCGGTAAACATTTTTTTAGCATCCGCCCCACTTTTGGAAAGTATTCCTATTCTTGAATCTTTAGTAATAGTAGCTTGATTAACTCCCTCACATGAACTCATAAAAGAAAATCCTGAACGTCTTATTTTTAAATAACACATACCGAAACTTCGTTTATCAGCTTTACAAGCCTCCCAAAATAAATAAAAAATTCTATTAGCTTCCCTAAAGTCAGGGTTTCCTACATCAATTTTTGTCCATTGCAAGTACATGTAATGAGTCCCTGTTATATATGTAGGGCTCCCATTATTTATAAACCAATAACCCTGCTCTCTTCTATTAAATTCTTCTTCTATATAGTCTACCCATTGAGACTTAAAATTAGCTGGAGTTTCATGCCATTGAAATATAGATTTAACTCTATTTAATTCTTTAGAAATTGGAGTTGTTTCCCAATACTGTTCTTCTTTAGTTTTAGATCTTTTATATATTTCTTTTGGAGGTTTTGGTAAGGCTATTTGTAATCCATTAATATTAATAATAGAACCTATCTGACCATTTTTAGATATAACAACTACATCGTATTTTTCATTATACCCATACAACCAAGACCTACCTCTATTTTTATTAGATATAATAGTATTAGGAATAAGTTTTGTTACTTCTTTATATAATTTATTTTGATCTTGATTCTGCAAATCCTTTAGGTGTATTATTTTTTCTTTCGGCAACATTACCATCTAACAGTGATCTTTCTTCTTCTATTCTTTTTAATATTTCAAAAGCATCAAAAATAGCTAACTTTTTAGTTGCTGCTGCATTTTTTAATCTATCGGCCGCCAATGGATCTTCAGCTTCATACTTAATAATATCTTCTTTAGCTACTTTAACTAATTGTTTAACAGCTTTTTCTCCAGCCTCTATTATGCTTAATTTAATTTCTCTTATGTCCATTATTTGTATTTATAAAACATTACGTATACTTGTCTTCCTTCTTTCCAAGACTTGTTAGGATACTTACTGTGAAAGTAATTAGATGGATAAGATATGATTCTATTCTGCTCATATCCAGAAACAGAAATTAATCTCCACATATCTAAGTTCTCTGAGTCTTCTCTTATAGTTCTATCATACTCTTCATTTGTTACAGAAGAAGGTAAACTATTACCGTATATTTCATGCTCCCAAAATGCAGTTCCATTTAACTCCTCTAATTCTCTGGGTGACATATAAATAACTGCAGCTCTATCAGGTTTTTCTCCTTTTATATTTAAATCAGAATGTATTCTCCAAGTATTATCGAACTCATCTGTAGATACTCTAAAAAAACTTAATATATTTTCTAAAGACCTACCCTCTATTATTTCTAATTTTTTTAAAACGTATTCATTAAAAGATTCTGGAGACTCTTGAACGTAAAAGTTTTTTTCACCTACAGTATGTTTTATAAATTCTCCTTTATTTAAATAATTTGTAGCTATTTTAAATAAATCTTTATCTATGAAGTTATCTACAGTATATATCATAATATCATTGTTATGTTATTAGTAAACATTCTATATAGTTTTTCATCGTCTACTGTAAATTCATAATCGCTATCTGGTGTAAATGAAATACGATCACCAACAGAAACTCCTAAGTCTAACAACTCTTTATTTATATATTTAACTATTCCCATTAATGGCTCTTCTTCACAATTTTTAAATAGATAAGAGTCTTTAGTTTTAATGGGTTTTATAAAACAATATTTACTATGAGCCATCCAAGTTTCTTTATTCTTATATAAAAAAAATTGTTCGTTGTCTATTAAAAATAAATCGTCTTTAAGAAAGCTTCTTCCACTTTTTTGTCTTCCTTTCATATCATAATAAAATTTAAATACATTATGATGTACTAACAAACTATCTCCTTTTTTTACTGGACCACTATAATTTATAGGTAATGCCACAACTTCAGCAAAACGATTAGAAGATACATGATCTTCTTGAGATACACTTGTTATAAATTCAGTGTCTGCTATTTTTTTAATATTGTCATACCTTCTTCCATTTAAAGGTTTAACAATAAAGTTATATGGAGATCTCATTAAAAGTTTATATTAAACTCTAATGATATTGGTAGTGTATTTAAAAATTCTTTCCATAAATAAACAACCTCACCTTTTTGAATCCATATTTTATATGATCCTTCTATTGATTGAATAAGATGTATTTTATGAGATCCTCCTAAAACGTCTTGCCCTACTATGTAGTGCATTGCGCCAGACTTATAGTCTGCGCCAATTGATATTTTTCTAATGTCCATTTCATTTTATTTAATTTATTTTATTTTATACTGCTGTATATGCCCATCTTAAATCACATCTTCCTTGAACACTTACAGTACCTGATGATGATTGTGTTATAGTAAAATATAAAGCTTCTGTACCCACAAATGAATTTGGAGATAAACTTACATTACCACATACTAAATTGTCTGTACCAGTAGTAGTAATAGATACGGCTCCAACTTTTGAAGGAGTATAAGAAGCATTACATGGATCATATTTAAAAAATTCTATAAGAAATGGAGCACCAGAAGTACCAGCTATAGATACGACACCACCACATAAATTACTTTGAAGAGTGTCAGTTGCGCAAGAAGAAGTTCCATTATTTGCATTACCATATATTGTAGCTCCTAATTTTTGAGAATTAGTCCATCCAGATCCAGTAGAAGTACTTACATAAACTAATTGATCAGCACCACTTGGACTCCATGAACCTTGAGATATATTACCATAAGAATAATACTCCTGATACATATTAACATCTTTAACTCCAAATTTAAAATTAGTTGAAAAATTGTTTGATCCTCCTCCTGATCCAGAAGGTGTTACCCACGAACCATCTCCTCTTAAAAAAGTTGTGTTTGTTCCTCCCTGCGGTACAAATCCTTCTAAAGTTCCCCCTGCATATCTTTTAGGACTAACAGTAGCTACAGTTCCCACAGTAGTTACAGTTAAAGGTTGTCCTACCGATGTGCCACTTGCTCCTAACAACACTTGTGTAACTCCTACAGATCCACCAGAAGGTATTACCCATGTACCATCTCCTCTTAAAAAAGTTGTGTTTGTTCCTCCAGATGGAACTACACCAAGGTTAGAACCTCCAACGTATACTCTTTGCGATAGAGTAACTACTCCATTAGTAGTACTCGTAGTAAGTGGAGCACCTGCAGAAATAAGTGGAGAACCTACTGTAAGTGAAATTATTCCAGAATTTGCTATTACTAATTGAGAAGAACTACTTCTTGTGATAACTACGCCATTAACTCCCGTTAATGTTATATTTTGATTATTCCCATTGTTATCAAGAAGATTTAAATTAGTAGTAGCAGCTGGAACTGAATAAGTGTAAGTGGTATTTACAAGACTTGGATTGATCCATGTTAGAATTCCTCCACTAATTCCTAAAAACTGACCGTTTGATCCTATAGATCCATTAGCCTGTATATTTGTTGGTATAACTGTTGGTAAGGTAATACTTGCAGTACCTGTTAAGGTAATACTTAAAGCTGAAGTAGCTCCTACAGCTAAAGTGTCATTTAAATTACAACATGTAGTTGCAACCCAAGCTAACCCAGAACCTGTTGAGCTTAATACCTGGCCTGCTGCTCCAGCAGATAAAGATGTGTCAAGTATAGTTCCTGCTGTAAGAGAACCTGTTATATTTATAAGTGCATTTGCTCCCGTAGCAACATTACCTGCATTTAATACTTGTTGTAATGTATTTGTTCCTGATGAAGATGGAGACCATGTCACTCCAGTTCCTGTAGAAGTTAATACTTGGCCTGCCGTACCAACTACACCAGTTGAATCCGCCAACGTTCCTGATAAATATATTCCAGCTGTAACTGAAGTTGTTCCATTATTGCTAAAAGTATTGTTACCACTCCAAACATTAGCTGCTGCAGATGTAATTGAATTTCCAGAAGAAAAAGTAGTTACACTTGTTCCTGTAAATGTTATCCCAATATTATTAGCAATATTACCTGCACTTAATGTAGCTTGTAATGTACAGCATGATGATCCTGGAATAGTTGATGACCATTGTAAGCCTGTTCCTGTAGAAACTAACCATTGTCCTGCTGTACCTGTAGATCCACCAGCGTTTATTTGACCTGTAGAGTTAAATATTAAATCTGTTGAATTAATATTTACATTTCCTGTAAAAGTACTTACTCCTACACCTGTTAAAGTAGCAGAGGATGCAATAATTAAATCAGCTCCTACACCTGTAAATGTCATACTTGTTCCACTTACAACAGATGCTGTAGTAGCAGTATTCCCTATTAATAGAGTATCATTCCAAGAAGAATTTGCTCCTGATGCTGCAATCCATTGTAAACCTGCGCCTGTTGAACTTAGCACTTGACCAGCTGTCCCAATTCCACCTCCTGCTGTAATAGTAGTTGGTGATACAGTTCCAACAACAACAATATTACCTGTTAAGTTAATATTTTGTGTTGCAGTATTACCTGTATTTAAAACTGATTGTAAACCCTGAAGTACACCTGCACCTCCAGTTAAACTACTAACTAAAAACGTAACCGTTTCATTATCGTTACTAACATCAGTACCAATAAGTAAATCGTCAGCTGATGGTACTATTGTAGGATATACGGTGGTGTTTTCAATTCTTGCCATTACTCAATTTTTATTAATTTTTACAAAGGTAGTAAAAATAAAATTATGAGATTTGATTTATTGATAATCTACATCCACTAATAAGAGATATTAGTGCTGATGTTGTTGATGTCCTTCCTTGTATCCAAAATTGAGCCCTGATTTTTGAGTTAGCACCTACATTATGTAAAACTGTAGCCGATCCACTATCTCTATCTACACTACCGTTTCCTCTAACATAATTAAAAACTTGTGTTCCTTGTATATCTGAGAAGGAACCACGATTTGGAGCGTATTGCACAACTGCACCAGCTAACAATCTATTAGGAACTGAACCGTTTTCACTTGCAAAATTAAAGCTAATCATTACTAATTGTGCAGCAGTAATATCTACTTCACTTCCACTTGCATTAGAAGACATACCTACTTCTGTTATTTCAGGAGTATCAAATAAAACTGTTACTCGAGTTTCAGTAGCTCCACCTCCAGCTATTGTTTGTGCATTTTCTGGAGACCAAGAACCTTTATTAGACGTTGGTACTGAGGTTATATAACCAGCCCCATTTGTTAACTGATTATTATTAGTTGGAATTGTTGGAAACGTACTTCTATTTCCATCTCCCCTTATATATTCTGTTGAAGATCCTTGCCAATCTAAAACAATAGAGGGAGAAGTTGTTGGATTTGCAACCGCAACCGCTAATCCATTACCAGTTACTGAAGCAGCAACATTTGTTACTGTACCTTGAGGATTACTAAATGACACTTGAATAATACCACCTGGCTGACCTAAAGTAATTGTTGTAGTAGAAGTTCCTGAAGCAGTTATAGCTGACACACTGTCAAGGTATGCAGTATTCCAATTTGCAGAATTACCACCTGAACCAGTAATACCAAGATTAGCAAGAGTTAAAGTTCTTGTTGTTGCAGATGTAGCAACACCATTTGTAAAATTTAAAGTTGCAAATACAGTGGCAGTATTAAGAGTATTATTTTGATTAATACCTATAGTTGTGTTTCCACTTGAAGTTACATACCCCTGACCATTAGTTAACTGGTTGTTATTAGTCGGAATAGTAGCACTTGAAAATGCTAATGTTCCTAAAGCTACCCCCTCAATAACAAGTGAATCCTTAAATTCTATTGCCATTATTTAATTTATTTATGCTACCTTAATTATGCTATATGCTAATGCACTTGCTGATACTGCTGATGCAACTGAAATTGTTATTGAATTTATAGATGGTCTTGTTATTCTTGCAAAAACAGTATCGTAATTACCACTATTTAAGTATACACCTACCTGAACGGCTCTTGTTCCAAAATTATGAGTAATAGTAAATGAAGATCCAGCTCCAAGAATTCCGTTTTTAGTTGTAGCAGTTGAAATACATGATTCAACTTCACTACAGAAATTAATAACACCTGAAGCTGGTATGCTTATTGTTTCATTTGATGCCGCTGTTATTAACCCTTTAGCGTCTACAGTGAATTTTCCAACTGTTGAAGCTGTTCCGTAACTACCAGCAGTTACGCCTGAAGCTCCTAATCTAACCCAACCATTAACTGATACAGTAAAGTTTGCAGAGTCAAATCCAGCAACACCTTTTTCAGTACCTCCATCTGTCGATCCTGCACCTGCAATGTTTGCGTCTTGAATTACTACTGTATAATTAGAAATATTTGGAGAAGAATTAGCTGCAATAGTATTATTAGCAAATATTAAATCACCAACTTCAAGTGTTCCTAATACTGCATTAGTACCATCTACTGATACAACAAAGTAATCACCTGTTGTAAGAGCAATATTACTTGAACCTGTTAATGCTGGAGAGTTAGTAGTTGCATTATATGCTCCTTGGAATACACCAACACCTGCAACTAAAGCTTGAACTTGTGATAAATTAACTGAATCTGTACCAGCAGTACCAACTGCAAGCCCTGTAAATTTATTTGCACCCATTGCAATATTACCGTCAGCAGTTCCCCAATCATTAATTGGTATTGATGATGCTAATATTAGTGAATTAGCTCCATTATCTGTAATAACTACTTTGTCATTAGCAGATACAAAAGCTGATGCTGTAGGTAATTCAGCTAAGTCTAAGTTAATTGTTAAATCATCTGTTGCACTAACAGCTGTGTCAATTCCTGTAGAACCTTGTATAGTTACTGTGTTACCATTAGTTATAGATTGAGCAGAACCACTGTCAGCAGCTAAACTCCAAGAACTCATTGTGCCTGGTGCAGCTCCTGAAGTAATAGAAGTAATGTGACCATCTGCATTAACTGCAAGTGAAGATGGATTAGTATAAGAAGCAGCAGTAACACCTGAGAGACCATGTTTTATAGTAACAGTGTCAGTAGTCATTGCAGTAGAGATAATTCCTACTCCATCAATAGACAAAGTTTCTCCATTAGTAATGGTTTGTGTACTACCACTATTACCTTCAACATTAAAAGAAGTCATTGTTCCAGCACCACCAGCAGATGCTGCTGTAACTCTACCAAAAGCATCTACTGTAATATTTGCAGAAATATAAGAACCTGCAGCTACTCCTGAATTTACTAAACTAAAGTCAAGCTCATCAGCTGTAGCTGCTGAAATTGATATTGTACTATTTGAACTTTCTACAGTAACAGTGTTATTTTGACTAACCTGAAAGGTGTTTGTACCATCAGAAAAGTTAAAAGACATACTTGCTGGAATAGCTGCCCAAGTGTTATCACCTCTTAAAAAATTACCTACTCCTGGAGTTCCAGTAGCACTTAATGTAGATGTTAATACCGCAGCACTTGTAGAATTAGTAACTGTATTAGTAACAAATGTAGAGGTTCCTCCATTAACAGAAGTAACCGTACCTGGAGCGCCAGAAGAATCTAAAGCTACCCATACAGTTCCATTGTAGTAAGATAATTTATTTATAGTTGAATTAAAAATAATTTGTCCCGCACCTTGGATTGCCGCTCCTGATGGATTTGAAGTTAAACTCTCTACTAATACCTTAGATATTTCTGTTCCATTAAAATCTATTCCGTCTAAAAAATTTATTGCCATTTTACTTTTCTTTAATTACAAAACGCTTGTCCTGAGAACTGAGCGTTAAATGTTATTGTTAATTTATTATTATTTATATAATCTACTTTTCCGTACACTTGTTGTTTTAACGTATTCACTACTGAAACAGAAGGGAACTTGTTTAAATTATGATTCACCACCCAAACTAATGCTGGTACTCCTTGATCAAAAACAAATGTCTTATCACCACCTACTGCAGTTGGGTTCCAATTCAGCAAAGATACAAAATATTCTTTATCTTGCTGGAAGGAGCCTTGAGAAGCTAAATGGTTTAATTTAACCCTATAAAAATCTGGTTCATTAGGATTAGTGTTAGGGACAGCAGAGTTCCATGAAAAAACTCCAAACTCACTAATATCCTGAGTATTGCTAATAAAAACTATTGAATCTACTAACTGAGGATAAAAAGTACCGATGTTTGTAGGTGATCCTTGAGATAAATATTTTAAAGAAAAGTCGCTTAATAAAAATCCTGTAGTAGCAATTAACCCAGCATTAAATGGAACCGTACTTAATGGTACGGCAGCTCCATTTATAATGCCAGTATTAGGATCAAAAGATATTGTACCTTTTTCTCTTGTGACTAAATTGTTTGCCACATATTGAAATTTATATCTTAGTGTTTGAGAATCAATAGCAGAAGTAACATTAATAAACTCCATAACCTCTTCTATTGAAAAGTTTTTAGTAGCATTAGTTCCTTCTTTAGTTCCAATCCACTTGTCTCCAAGTTTTAAATTGTTAGCTAAAGCGTATGATTCAATTCTTGACATTCTATTCTTTCTCCTCTTTCTCTTTATCTTTTACTTCTCCTGTCTCTAAATTAATAACAGAATCTTTACCGTACTTCTCCATTAATTTTACTTCAACTGCTCCAAAGTCTTTTTTTATTGCTTCTACTCTTAAGCAAATACCATGCTTTTGTAACTCTAAATCTCCTAAATTAATCTTTAACTTAGAAAACTCAGAATTTAATTCTTGTAGTTCTTTTAATTCTTGTTCTTCAATTTTTTTCATTTTATTTTATTTAATTATTAATATTTTACAAAGATAAAAAAAATTATGTAATAAACTTTATTTATTTTGCTTACTGCTTCCTCCAAAGAAAAAGTCAATAATTGTATTAACCTTAGCAGACATGGCTCCAAAAACTGTAGATATAAAACCTATTTCATACTCTGATAAAACAACATCATGAAGTACAAAATATTTAAACATAGTGTAGGTTAATAGAAAGTAAGCTATAGTAAATAATGCAGCTAATATTTTTTGAATAATAGCATCATCTTTGTATAAAGACCTTGCATCTTTACGGTCTTCCACTTCTTTATTGAAAGCTTCTCTTTCTGCTTCCAACATAATTTTTTTTATAGCAAACTTAGCCTGTTCTCTTTCTTCATCGGTAGTTATAATCTCATCCAATATACCTTCTGCATTATCAAGTACCTTACCAAATAATCCTCCTAATATATTTTTTATCATCGTCTTGATTTTTTACCTACACACTTCCATCTCTTACGAGATAAATTATTGGGAGTGTTAGGATCATTTCTTTTACCTATAGGTAATCCCATTTTTATTCCATAGCTTCTGGCGCAGTAAGAATCTCCTTTTGAGGTACCAGGCTTTACTCTTGATCCACCACCTTTAGCTTTTCCTGCCTGACCATAACTCACTCTCTTTCCAGAAGCAGTTACTTTTACTTTTGCTTTACCTTTCCTGGGAGTTGCCATTACTTTTTCTTCTTTGGCGTATGATTATATCCTTTTTTCTTTAAAGACAAATGATCCTTCATAGTTTTAGCAACTTTCTTAATACCAGTCTTACTATACATATTATGTATTTTGAATTTCTTAGCCATTATTTTTTATTTTTAGGTAAAGACTTAATCTTTCCGTTTTCTGTTCTTGCGTATCTATGAGTAGAAGTTTCTTTACTTGATATTAATGTACCACAGTACTTCCCCTTACCGTACTCCCAACATACTTTTTTCCCTGTTCTTCCTTTTTTTGCCATATTAATATAACCAAATTGCGTTAGGCTTAGATGAATCGTTGTCGGCATGTATGAAGGTTTTTGCAATCCCCAAACGTGTAAATCCGACATTTACTAATGCCCTAACTATTATTGATCTATTGTGTGAATTATCACAGTGTATATCTGCAGCATACCCTTTTAAGTGTGAGGATTTGATCGGATCCTTACCTAAACTCTTATAGATAGCATTATTCTTAGCTTCAGTACGAAACCCACTATTAATTTTAAAAGGAATCTGTGCTTCTTCACGTGCACAATCAATCATCTCTAAGAAATCATCATCCATATATTTACCTGAGCCTGGCTTATCAGAGGAATCAAATTCCTGTAAGGTAAAATATTTCATGATTACTTTGTTTTCTTAATAAACTTATAAAGTGTAAATCCTA